CTCCCAGGAAGAACAGTCAAATGAAAATATCTAAATCCAGAATACAAGAAATCATTCAAGAAGAGATCGTAAAAGAGATCGAGTTCAGAACTGGTGTACCAGAAGAAGATATTCTTACTCACGGATCGGATCTTGACAAATATCCCACCACAAAGGAAGAAGAAATGTCTGAGGCTATTTCCCAGATCCTTGAAGATTTATTAGCTGATGCTGTCGAGGGGCAAGGTGGCCCTCCTAGGGACATGTGGATGGCAGGCTATGACGATGAACTTAATGATGAAGCAATGCGCATGCGCGATAGAATTTTAGCAGCAGCAGACGAGGTTATTGAGCAAGAAGAAGCACGAAGATAAAAATGAATGAGCTTTCAATTAGACAAAAAACAAAAAGTAAAAGAGATATTAAAGTGCGGCAAAGATTCTGCCTATTTTTTAAAGACGTATGCGAGGATCTCGCATCCACTACACGGTCTTATTTTATTTGACACGTATGACTTTCAGGACGATTTGCTGGATAACTTTAACGATTATCGTTTTAATGTTATTTTAAAAGCCCGCCAGCTTGGCATCTCAACGATTACGGCTGGTTATATTGTTTGGATGATGTTATTTCATCGAGATAAAGCAATTCTTGTAATGGCAACAAAGTTTGCAACGGCGGGTAACTTAGTAAAAAAAGTAAAAGGTATCATGCGTAATCTTCCAGACTGGTTAAAGATTGCCACTATTGATGTAGACAACAGAACTTCGTTTGAGCTTTCTAACGGTTCTTCTATTAAGGCCGCCTCCACTTCTGGCGATGCTGGCCGTTCGGAGGCGTTGTCTCTTTTGGTATTGGACGAAGCGGCACACATCGAAGGTTTAGAAGAACTCTGGACAGGTTTGTATCCCACGCTATCCACCGGTGGACGCTGTATTGCTTTGTCTACTCCCAACGGTGTGGGAAATTGGTTTCACAAGACGTGCACGGACGCAGACGCAGGAACAAACAATTTTAATTTGACAACTCTCATGTGGGATGTGCACCCTGAACGAGATGAAGAGTGGTATAAGAAAGAAACCAAAAATATGTCGAAACGACAGATTGCACAAGAATTAGAATGTAACTTTAATACTTCAGGCGAAACTGTTATTGATCCTGATTGTATGGAGTGGCTGTTGACGTGTGTGAGGGAGCCTAAATATCGTACTGGTTTTGATCGAAACTTTTGGATCTGGGAAGAACATGATCCCACGTGTAATTATTTAATGGTAGTGGATGTTGCACGTGGAGACGCTGCTGACTATTCTACTTTTCATATTATAAAATTAGAAACATTAGAAGTGGTAGGAGAGTATCAAGGAAAGCCAACCCCAGATATGTATGCCAATATGCTGAATCAAGTGGGTAGAGAATATGGGGGATGTATGCTGGTAGTTGAAAATAATAATATTGGATACACAGTACTAGACAAGCTCATAGAATACCAATATCCCAATCTTTATTATTCAATTAAGTCCACCCATGAATATATTGAGCAACACCAGGCCGAAATAAGAAATAGCGCCATCCCAGGTTTCACCACTTCGATGAAGACGCGTCCCTTGATCGTCGCGAAATTAGAGGAGTTTATCAGAAACAAACTAATTAAAATATATTCTTCACGACTAGTAAACGAAATGAAAACTTTTATTTGGAAAAATGGCAAACCCCAAGCTATGAAAAGCTATCATGATGATCTAGTAATGGCTCTTGCTATAGGTTGCTGGGTACGAGATACCGCTATTCAAGCAAACGCGCGAGATTTAAATTATCACAAAGCCTTCCTTGGTTCTATTAAAACTACCAATACATCCTTCAATACCAGGATAAGTGGCCAAGAGGGCTACAAAAAAGATAACATCTTTGATAAAATAAATGAAGCAAAGAATATGTATGATCAATATAAATGGATTATAAAGTGAGAAAACTAAATGCCCCCCTTTAAAGGAAAAAACCCTAACAACCCCCAGTCGGATTTATTTAAAGCCCTAACAAGGCTTTTTTCAGGTCCGATTATTAATTATCGCTCTCAATCGGGACGACGTATTAGAAGACAACATCTTGACAAATTCTCTTCTCGGTTTAAATCAGCATCAGGACAACAGTTTAAAAAGACATTATATAGCCCTTTAGATACTATTGCCACCAATGCTATAGCAAACCAACGACGTTCTGAAAGATATATTGATTTTGATCAAATGGAATATACGCCAGAGATCGCTTCTACGATGGATATATATGCAGACGAAATGACTACATATTCTGATTTGCGACCCATGCTTAACATCAAGTGCCCCAATGAAGAATTGCGAGCAGTATTGGATGTGCTTTATAGTAGTGTTTTAAACTTAAATTATAATTTATTCGGGTGGAGTCGCACTATGTGTAAGTATGGCGATTTCTTTCTGTATTTGGACATTGACGAAAAATATGGAGTCAAATCAGTTATTGCTCTCCCTCCCCAAGAAATTGAAAGACTAGAAGGAATGGACAGCACCAATCCCAACTATATCCAATACCAGTGGAATAGTGCGGGAATGACATTTGAAAATTGGCAAATGTGTCATTTTCGTATTTTAGGAAATGATAAGTATGCGCCGTATGGGACATCAATTCTAGAGCCAGCCAGACGCATCTGGCGCCAGCTAACTTTGATGGAAGATGCGATGATGGCATATCGCGTGATCCGTTCCTCAGAACGTCGCCTTTTTAAGATTGATGTAGGTGCGATTCCTCCACAGGATGTGGAGCAATACATGGAGAAGATTGTCACACAGCTTAAGCGCCACTCCGTGGTGGATCCTAAAACGGGACACATTGATTTGCGTTATAACCCTATGAGCATTGAGGAAGATTATTTTATCCCCGTCCGTGCTGGCTCCGCGACAGACATTACAAATCTTGCTGGTGGAGCAAACACAACGCAGATTGATGATATTAAGTACCTTAGAGATAAGTTATTCTCCGCTCTTAAAATTCCCCAATCATATCTCACGATGGGAGAGGGAGCCGAGGAAGACAAGACAACATTAGCCCAAAAAGACATTCGTTTTGCTAGAACTATTCAAAGACTTCAGCGAGTGATTGTAGCAGAACTAACCAAGATTGGAATCATTCACTTGTATACCCTAGGATTTAGAGGAGATGATTTACTTTCATTTCAATTAAGCTTAAATAATCCTTCTAAGATTGCGGAATTGCAAGAGCTAGAACATTGGAAAACAAAGTTTGACACCGCAGCAAGCGCTACGGAAGGCTATTTCTCTCGTCGGTGGGTATCAGAACATATGTTTGGAATGACGCACGAAGAGTTTATTCGCAACCAGAGAGAGATGTATTATGATCGCATGCACGACGCTGCACTTCAACAAGTGGCAGAGGCATCGGCAGCAGAAGCCGCCGGCGCAGGTGCTGGCGCCATGGGTGGAGATCTTGGCGGTGGCATGGGCGCAGATCTTGGTGGCGATCTTGGAATGGAGGCGCCTGGCGGGCCCGCCGAAATGCCGGCAACTGATGCCGCAGCTGCTGCAGCCCCTGAAGCAGCAGGTGAGGAATCCCCACTTTTGGCAGTTCCACCAGGATCGCGGAATTCTCCTCGTCTCACGCCTGGATCCAGGGGGAAGGTATATAATCCTGTAAAGACAGACAAACGTGCAGCCGGCGCCCGTTCTCGTTCTTATGCTGCTAAATATTCGAAAGAAAAAGGCAGCAACACTAGAAGAGGAACGTTGCCGGGTTATGGCGATATACAATCTCTTGTAAAAATGGATGGCTTAACTAATGGAATTTATGAAGAAGAACAATCTACTTATAGTTTGAGAGAACAAACAGAAGAGAAACAACTATTTACAATTAATGAATCTCTACGCAGCCTACTTCACGAATTGGAAACTAAAGACTTAATAACGGAGCAAAAGAATGAAGACAAAACACAACAAGAAACGTAATACAGCTTTTGTATACGAAGCGCTTGTCAAAGAAGCTACTGTTGCCATTTTAAAAAACGATTCAAACAGAAGAAATATAGCAATCAAAGTAATAAAAAAGCATTTCAAGCCTGGAAGTGTGTTGAGAAGAGATTTAGATTGCTATCGTTCGTTGTGTGAAAATCAGAATTTAGATCGCGTCATGGCAGAAAAGATATTGCGCGAAGCTAAATTACAACACAAGCTTATTGATCCAACTGGTTTATTCAAACAACAAACCAAGTTAATTCACGATGTTAACAAAGATGTATCACCATCAGTTTTTGCTAATTTCGTACCCAACTACAAATCGTTGGCAACTATTATGCAGATTTTTTCAGATCGTATTTCTCCTAAAAATCAAATTATTTTAGAAAATGAGATTATTCAACGCATGACAATAGGCAGAGAAGAGGTGGAGAAAGGAGAAGTTATTGATGGGTTGGTTTATAAAACATTCGCCACTAAGTTTAATAAGAAATATGAGAATGAGCTTTTAAATGAGCAAAAGCAACTGCTACATTATTATGTTGCTTCGTTCGCAGATAATGCTGTGGAGTTGAAGTTGTTTTTAAATGAAGAGCTACCGCGCCTTACAACTGCATTGCGTACCGCTCAAGATATAAATGAGATTAAAGAAGACGAAGAGATGCTAACAAAGACTCAATCAGTTATTGATCGTCTGGAGACATTAGGAGCTAGTGAGATTAACGAAGAGCTTCTTTTGACAGTTATGCGAACTCAAGCGCTTGTAAAGGAAATTTATAACGATGCCCATAACCATTAAGATTGGAAAACCTAATGAAGGAAGCGTGCGTTTAGATTTAAATGTACGGAAAAGCGTCAGTGGAGATTTAATGATCTTTGATCATGGAGATATCGATATTGTATTATCAACTGCAAAAAACAAAGTTATAACATTTCCGAAAGAAGCCATGTCTGATTTGGCATATGGCGCCCAAAATCGTCTTTTTACATATCTCCATAAGAAAGGAATAGTAATCCCCGAATCGATTCATGCTGGTGGTTTTTATGGCTCTATCGAGGCTGATATGGAAACGCCCTCATCCGAACAATTAAGTGCCCCTAAGTTAGCTCTTATTAATATATCTCGTTTTATAGAAGAAGAGCGTCCTTATTTTGAAGCCACCGAAGCAATAATATCGATGGACGACGAAGAATTGATACACCCGGATAAAGAAGACTCAACCGAGCTTGGAGATGTTCCGCAGAAGGTTGAACAAGGTTCGATTCGCAAAGGATATGTTAGGGATCCGTATTCGCTAAGTTATCTGTATACGATGTAGGAGTGTTTCTGTGTCTGAGATGAAATTGATAATGGAGAATTGGCGCCTTGCGAATTTGACCGAAGGTTTAAACACTGTCGGTGATTTAATTAATGTCATACAAACCGTCAAAAGAGATAAGATGTTAAAGAAAGGCGGCAAGCTGATAGCCAAGTTGGCTACTGGGGGCTTGGGAGACGTTGCTGATTTTTTAGGCGCAGCTATGGATGCAGGTGACTTTGCGTCAGCTTTGTATGGCGGAGATTTATCACAGAAAAAACAACCCCCAGGACTAGAAGCAATTGCTATTGATCCAGATATTTCTAGAATTGTAGATGATGATATAGAAAAAGCTTTTTTAAAACACCTGTCCGCACAACTCGAAGAGCTAGATCCGCAAACCCCATTAAGCCAAGTTAATACTACCGCGATGCTGCAGGCTTTTATAGCTCAGAATTTTAACAACAAAACTGTAAAGGATAACTAATGGAACTTTTGACTTTTATACTCGCAGCTTATGGCTTAACTCAAATATTAGTGTACGGCAGCATTTTTGATGGATGGCGCCCCACAGAAGGAAAACTAGGAGAGCTATTCAAGTGTCCAATGTGTATGGGATTTTGGGTAGGCGCACTTTTAATGTTTCTTTCTCCGTTTACAGAACTATTTAGTTTTGACGTATCTGTTGACAATTTTTTGATTTTAGGATGTATCTCTTCGGGGACATCATATATATTAAATATGACATTCGGAGACGAAGGTATTAAGCTATTTAAAACAGTAGAGGTAAAAAATGACTAACTTTTGGACACAGAAATGGATGCTTCAACCAGTAAGGAATTGCTGTAAGGGATCAATACCCGCGCGGGTGATGCCCGCAATATAGAGGAATATAAATGAAGATTACTAAATCACAACTTAAACAGATAGTTGAAGAAGAGATATCTAATGTTACTTCGGAAGCGATGTACGGCGCCGGCGAAACAGGCAGAAGAAAGATTGGCATGCAGGACGTAGCAGGCAACTATCTGCGCGATCAGAAGAAGGGCGAGGAACCTTACGCTCCCGATATACAGAGAGTATGGGAATCGGCACTTGAAGATGAGATTAAAAAGGCGCCCACCGCTGGTTTTGAAAAATGGTCTGATGATTATCGATATTATCTTTTTTCTAAGAGAACCGTAATTAATGAATTTAAGCATATAATGGAAAAGTGGGGTAAAGACTATTGGGTAAGCCGCGCAAAACAAGCACTAAAAACTGGTGATTCCATCTTTCCAGATGCTAGTGAAAGCCGTGGTGGTCCACCAAATATGGATGAAGATGGCTGGCCACGAGTCCCAGAAGATGCCAATCCGGTACCTGACTCAGTATATAAACCGGGAGAGTTTCCAACGGAACAGCGGTACAAGTTTGTTCCGCCGGCTGGTGGATTCGAAGGTAGAGAAGCTGGACCCGCCCCAGAAGGGGAATATGATATTCCGTTTCAAGAGTCTATGATTACGCGGATTATCCAAGAAGAATTAAAGAGGTTTTTAAAAAATAAATAATGGGAAAAGTACTTTTACGAGAATATTACGAACTCTGCGAGGGTGGCGTATGTCAAGATCTTTTGACAGAAGATGAAAAAAGATTTGTGTCAAACGGCGGCATGATGCTTTCGGGCAAATTACAAGAAGCCGATATACAAAACGGTAATGGAAGAGTTTACCCTTTCAAAACTTTGATGAGAGAAGTTAAGAATTACCAAAAGCTCGTAAAAGAAAAAAGAGCGCTGGGAGAATTAGATCATCCCGACGACTCAGTTATTAATCTCAAAAACGCATCACATATGGTTACTTCTGTTTGGATGGAGGACAAAAGTGTGATGGGTAAAGTAAAAGTTTTAAACACTCCTTCTGGCAATATTCTTCGTTCACTGGTAGAGTCGGGTGTTAAGCTTGGTATCTCTTCTCGTGGGATGGGCTCTGTGAGCGAGAACAACGGCGCTACCACGGTACAAGACGATTTTCAATTGATCTGTTTTGATTTCGTTTCTGAGCCATCAACTCCAGGGGCATATATGATGTCCGAAGCAAAGAATTTAAAAGAATCCAATATATTCACACGAGCAGATCGAATCAATCGCTTATTAAATGAGGTATTAGCAGATGAATAAACCACAACTTGCACAAATTGTTTTAGAGGAAATAAATCGCCAGGAAGATATCAGGAAGACTGCGACGATTATCCAGGAAGAACTCTTGGTTTTTAAATTAAATCAAGACATTCTTAAAGAACATCAAAAACTTATAAAGGAACGCAAAGATTTCTGGTCGGTGGTTTTACAAGAATACCTTAAAGCAGAGCATGGCGACAAGTTTGATTCATCGCTTATTGAAGAGGGTATTTGGACAAATATTAAATATACTATGGGCAGGATGGGCTCTCTTGAGAAGGGTGGCAAGATCTTTGGCAAGCGCAAAGAACGCGTTGCTGCCGCATTGGAAAAAGTACAAGCTGCTATTGATGGCGCTATGAAGAAAGGCTTCGGAGATTTTAAGAAAAATATTGAGGCAGAGCATAAAGAGTTTCCTAATATGAGAGAAAAGGTTGATTTTATGGCAGCACTATATGAAATTGGTGGTGTATATGATTCAGCCGAGGCCGCCGTTGAGTCGGGCAATTTCCCTGGTGGACCTGCAGCAGCAAATTATCTTGTGAAAGCTTTGAGAGAATATGTAAAATGGCTTCTTGATTTTCAATTGGCAGACGCTTATAAGCATTTCACAGAAGAAAAAGAAATACCGGAAGATGTTCTGGCAGAACAGCTTCAAGAATGGCGCACCAAGAATTTAACAGAAGCTCCAATTATGCCTGGAAACGTAGGTGCTGCAACTGACACTAGACAGCCTCAATTACAAAAGGGTCGCACAGCGGCTTATGCTGCACCCGAGGGCCCAACGGGCGCGAGCTATACAAAAGCCGGCAGAGAGGGCGACGAGGTAGATTCTGCCACAATTAAAGGGCTCAAGAGCAACAAGGCACCAGCAGTTCTGGCAGCTTTAGGAGCATTGGGAGCCGGATTTGGTTGGCTTGTCCAACAGCCATGGTTTATAGCCATGTTTAAAGACCCAGGACAATGGGTAACACTTAAGAACGTTATTATGGGAACAGACAGAGTGGGAGTAACCGAACAGTTAGCAGTGTTACAAGGGACTCCAGGCGCGAATCTTTCCCAATTGGGCGTCGGAGATTTTGTGAAGCAAATGGCGTCAAAGGGACTTGTTGATGGTGCTGGCAATCCAACAAAGAATTTATTAGATATGGCGTCAGCCGGCGGAAATACAGGTTTCGCTAATTGGTGGACAACCAATATTGCAAATGCTGTAACTACAAATCCTGCAGCCACTTTGGAACAAGTCATTCCCTTGTCGGGAGCAGGCGCCGCCGGCGCAGGAGGAGATATTTTTACTCCTAAGATTGCAAAGATAGTGACAAAGACAGTTTTCAGACAGGGCGCCACATCTTTGGGCGCATATCAATTAGCTGCAGCCGGCCCATGGATCGCAGCTTTGGGCATTGGATTAGTTAGTGCCGGCGCAGCAGTCAAGCTCCTTCGTATGAAGGGCATGAAGTCTTCACGAGCACAAATGCTCGCAGATTTATATAAAGAGTTAGTAGACTTTCCTGTGCCTGAAGAAAGTAAAATACAACAAGCAATTGATCCTGAGCCCGAAAAGAAAGACGATGACATCGAACAAACTTCGGATGATACCGACCTGGACCGGGGTCCTGTCGAGCCCGTCGACCCCATAACCGAACCTGGGCTTCAACAAGAAGTTATAATTGATTATGACACCGTACAAGCGCGTGTAGGCGACAAGGTTGATGATCCAGTCAAAGTAGATTATATTTTGCAAGCTTTCGAGGCAGCAAACAAAAACGACAAGATCAAGTTTAAATTAGCTCCCGCTTCTATCGCCAAGGTACAGAAAGAAAATATTAATGTTTTCCAGGCATGGAAGGAATACATAGCGTCCGAAGAGCCGTCGATAACGACAGCAGACGTGAAAGAAGTAATAAAGGCTATTTTGGGAATCTATGGAGACGCGGGACTTACGCAGGCACATTTTGAGGGCATGGACGAGTTGCCCATCACTAAGACGGATGACGAAGTTGATGATGAAGATCGGACTAAAAAGGACGACGAAACCAAAATCACTGTTGATGATGAAGAGGTGATCACACGGGACTTGGAACCAGACGCCACCCCCCAAGATGATCTTTCTCTAACCAAGGATGTATCAAGGTGGGATAAAGGAGAAGAGCCGGTTGATACGACTGTAAGTGTCGATCCAGAAAAGGGAGAAGAAGAAGAGGAAGAAGAGGTACCTAAAAAGAAAACTTATAGATTGCCTCCTAAATTTAAACAGCAGGAAATCGAAACACGCACAGGAAAAACGTATAAAGTTGCGCGTTTATTAAGAGATCTTGAAGGCGCCCACGCTCAACAGTTTCCAGAAAATTCTTTTGAAGAAGACTGGGGAGAGTTTGTGGATGCATTAGGAGACATTAAGAGACAAATGAGCGCCCCCGTGCAAGAAGGAGGAACAACTGTGGCAAAGATGGCAGGTGCATTTGGCAAAGAAAAAGCCTCTACTGCATTAGCGCATCTGAATAATCTCCAAAAGAAAAAGGACACTGGATCTTATCGTATCCTGCAGTCACTAAAAAAACCTCATGACGCTCGTGTAATGGTGCCGCTTTTGACGCGTGTATTGAAGTCGGTTACAAAGGGTGGCGTGTCTTCTAAACAAACAGCAGATGCCACCAGTGCCCCGCCGGCGAAGCTGGCCAACGTAGCCGAAGCAATGGGAGAAGGCATCTTAAAAGAATCTGTCCTTGGCAGATGGAAGACGCTATCAGGAATTAGCAAGGGTGATGGATGAAGAAGTCAGATCTCAAACGCTTAATCAAGCCTGTAGTTAAAGAGTGTATTCATGAAGTCCTTCTAGAAGAGGGGCTTCTCTCGAATGTGGTGGCTGAAGTAGCTAAGGGCATGCAAGGTAATCTCGTTATGGAAACAAAAGAGGCTGCTCCGAAACGCATGTTTAATGAAGATATGAAGATGCGCAAGCAGTCTAACGAATCGAGAAAGAAGGTTCAAGAACACCGTCAAAAATTGATGGAATCTATGGGAGCAGACGCATATAATGGCGTTGATTTGTTTGAAGGAACTGAGCCGATGTCACACAGGCAGTCTGCCGCCGGCGCACCCGATTTGGGTCCTCCCGGCGATGCAGGGGTAGATATTAGTTCTATTCTCGGACATTCTTCCGCGATTTGGAAAGCAATGAAATAGGTATATAATGGCAAAAACATATAATATTGGCGTAACTTCAAGAGAGACAAGGGGTAACGTTGAGAGAATGATAAAAAAATTCACTAAGAAAGTCAAGAAAGAACGCATTATTGAAGAGGTGCGTGATCGTAAGCGATATAAAAAACCATCTGTTGCTAAGAAAGAAAAACGAATTCGAGCACAACGGATGAGATTAAAAGAAGAACGAAAAAAACGTAAAGCCCAAGAAAGACGCAATAGAAAAAAATAGAGACTATTTACATTGAACATAATTATTTTAGGAGATTCATATGCCAGGCGATTCATGGAAATTAGCACCAGGCCTACACAACGTTGGCTCTTATCAGGTGAGCGGCATTCCCTTTGTATCGGGTGGAATTGATGCTAGGACAGCCCTCAAGATTCAATTCCCCTCTGTAACTAAGTGGGTGTGGGTGCAGAATAGAGACGACTCCAATGATTTAAAAGTGGGCTTTTCTGAAGCTGGAGTGAGAGCCGACGCTGCATGGACTGGCGCAGGATATGCGGCAGGAACGTATTTTTTTACCGTGGAAGACACTTCGACGGCGCCCGATAGAGCTTCTCATTTACCTACATTGCCCGTAAAGATTAGCGAATTGTGGCTTTCGGGATCGACTGCCGTAGATGTAATGGCTGGATTGACTTATGTTCCTAAACAGCGTACTGATACTACCCAAGGCACAAGTTGGTCGGGCTCTAACGGGGTAGGATAGTAATGATTAAATTTATTAATTTAGGAGATTCTTAATG